TGCTCGCATAGCACAATTAATTCCGATGCCTATTGTTCATTTTGAAATAAAAGAAGTTACAGAATTTCAAGAAACGGATAGAAATGAAAAGGGCTTCGGCTCAACAGGAGATAAATAATGTTCGAAAATATTGAAACAGAATTGAAAGATTACGTCAAGGAATGCGGTGAGAAAGGCTGGGATGGTTATTTCGCCCCGCCCATTAAACAAGAAACGGTTGATCTCGCACTAAAGACCCTAAATTTATTCCGTGAGCATCTTCAAAAATCAGGAAAAGAACACAAAATTGAAATTGAGGCATGCCCGATCAGTCACGGCGGGATTACTTTGACTCTTAAATATTGCCACCGCTGGACAAGAAAAGATTTTGAGGTTTGTTTTTCTTTTGAAAATGATATAGAAGGCATTGAAGCTATCGCTCTTTCGTGTATCGGCAAAATAATCGCTGAAATTCCAGAGAAAATTATAACCCCTGATGAATTACCGACGTATTTTGACTGGATTTTGAGAAAACAATCATAAATTATAACAACCTGTGGTATAATAGTAGTGAGGAAAGAATGAAGAGAATATTGTTAGTCATTATCATTTTATCATTTTTGATTGCTTGTATTGATCGGCCACGCAGAGGCGATGTAACTATTTACAACCAAGAAGGAAAGGTGGTGGATACTTATATAGATGTAAAGATTATTTGTGATTCTCCAATAATAGGTGTTGAATTTGAAATGAATAACGAACGTTTTCATTGGACAGGAAAGTATGACGTATTTTATAAAGAACGAATAAGAGGTAAATAATGAAAATTGAGTTTGATGAAGAATGCCCCGATTGCAAGAGCACCGGATTATATGTCGGAATTGCTGAAAAGTCTGGCGCTGCAGCAATTTGTCATACTTGCAAGGGGACGGGCAAACACCACTTTAAACACACGTATGAAAAGTTTGTCGAAAGAAAAAACAAATCGGGAATTACAAGAGTATTTCAAGTCAATCCCGGTATTTGTATAGGTGGCAAAAATCTCGAACAATTCGGCGGGATGTCTTATAAAGATTGGAAAGCAGGCAATCCGTTTCCGCCTGGTTCGGAAATGAGAGCATTCACCTGTCCCGCGTGGTGGTATCAATCAGCAGATTGTGACAAGAAACCCGATTGGAAAGATTGTGTAGGTGTCGGCTCATTTTCTGGCTGTGGGAATTTTATCAACAAACAAAAGTGTTGGGAAAGATGGGACGAAGAATTTGTAACAAAAAAGACAAATAAAAAGGAGAAATAAATGAAGAAAGAAACTACGAAAGTAAAAGTAACGGAGAAAGATTTTACCTTTCTCAAAAAAGTGAGCGGTCTGCGTGACGACATCCTTATCAAGAGGGTGAAGGTTCCAGAAAAGGGAAAGGAGGAAAAGGAAGTGTCAATGGTTCTCGTCGCAGACGAATACTTTTCCTATATGGTTCAAGCGACCCAACTTGCCCCCGCCTTTACGGGAGAGAAATTCGGGCTGAAGAACATCAAAGCGTTCCTGAAAGCGGTTACGACTTACGGTGAAATGGAAGAGAAGGACAACGAAATCGTGTTCACATCGCTAAAAAAGAAAACTACTTATCGCAAACTCGACGAATCGACGATCCAGCCAGTCAAACTACCTGATCTCGACACAAAAGGATATATTTCAATCCCGCTGACGAAAGAGGATATCAAGGAAATCCAAGAAGGTGTCAAGAATGATCTTAGCGATTACGCTTCGATGATTATAACGGCAGAAAACAAGTTGGTCATGAAAATCGGAGAAATGAGTTACGACAACATTTACGAACAGGAAATCAAGGAAATCACTCGTCCAGAACCGACACCCGAAATCAAGTTCCTGACGAAACTCACCTATTTAACCCGGCTATTTACGTTGATAGATGAGGACTCGAAGGTTACATTGTATCTCAAAGCAGGTAGTCCGTTGATTTGTATTGAAAAAGGAACAGTTGCAAACACCAAAACCTTTATTGCGGCAGTAGCCGGCGACGATGAGGAAAAGATCGACGAAGTGATAGACGAACCCGAAGACGAATGAAAAAGACAATAAAAGACGATAGGGAATGGTTTAAGAAAATGTATCACGCTATTTTAGCTGTCGAAAACGATCAAAAAAAATTAATAGCCATTCTCCACGACATTTTTGATGACGGTTATGCATTGGGATACAACACCGCACAATTAGAACTAGAAATGTTTCATAAAAAATTGGAAGAAGAATGAATCAAGATAAAAAGAAATGAAACGAGAAAAAGAAAAAAGGACAAAGCATGGAAATAAACATTTGGGTTGAAAAATATAGACCAATAAAAATTGGTGATATTGTTCTTGATAAAACAACAAAAGAAACTTTTGAAAAATATGAAAAAGAAGGATTTTCAAATAATCTGCTTTTTTCAGGTGCTCCCGGAACCGGAAAGACAACAGTAGCAAAAATATTAACAAAAAATCCAAAATTTCAAACACTTTGGATGAATGGATCAGACCAAAGAGGCATCGAGTGCGTGCGAACGCAAATCCAAAATTTTATCCAAACAAAAAGTTTTGCAGAAAGAAAAATCGTTTGTATAGATGAAGGGGAAGCACTCACGCCTGAAGCCTATGGTGCTTTAAAAGGCATCATTGAACAATATTACAGAAATGCAAGTTTTATTATTACAACCAATTTTCTTTATAAAGTCCCCACAGCCATTCGTTCGAGATTCGTTTTGTTCGAGTTCAAGAAGCCGTCAAAAGAGGATGCGCTGAAATTTCTCAAAGGCATTCTCGAAAAGGAAAAAATAGAATTTGAATTGAAGGATTTGGATACAATTTACCGATCTTGCGCGGGCGACCTTCGTAGATCGCTGAATTATCTGCAACGGTGGTCGATATCAGGGAATTTGGAATTACCACAGGATACTTACGCAGAACTTTACAAACTGATAAAGGCGGGAAATATCATTGATTTGAAGCGGTATTTCGCAATGAACAGTTGTGATTGGGACGGGCTGTATAGATTTTTATTTGAACACATAGAAGACCCTGCGAAGGCGATATTATTGGCGAAGTATGCATATCAGGATGGGTTCGTGGTCGACAAGGAAATCAACTTTATCGGGTTTTGCGCCGAGTTGTCGAGGCTGAAATAATAAATAATATTATGAAGTTCAAAATCATTGAATTCACCGGCTCAGGAGCAGGGTTTCCATCAGCAACAGACACAGGCGGCGGACAGGCTATAGATAAGTTCCCGCAGGGAATAGCAAAGAAAAAGAAACGAAAGAAAGTAAAACTTGTAAAAAGGGTGATTCCAAAGACGATTAGTTAAAAACGAATTACACCACCGCGGCGATTAAAAAAGCAAAAAAGTGGTGTAATATAAAAGGAAAGAATGAATAGACCCAGTTATACAGAAGTAGTGAAAAAGAAAAAAAGACCGTTGCGGACTACTCCACTTTTGACTTCCGATCAAGCAATCGATAAAGAACAACTTTATAACGAAATGTTCGATCTTTACGAATTGGGCCGAACTGATTTGAACAAATATCAGCTTCGACTGAAACTCGCCAACTTCGACTCACTTTATAAGGATTTTTCCGATGCGTCGATTGGGGATATGCACAAAACCTATGATTGGTGTTTCCTGACAGACGATTACAAAAATGAATTTGACAATATCACACCCGAAATTATCGATGTCAGCAAGGACAGTTTTTGGGAAAAGAAATATCATCGTTATCTTTTGACTACTACCACCCACGACATCGGCAGCTATATCGGCAGAGTAGTGAGATTATTGGTAATCGACAAATGGAAAAAGGAGAAATTCGGCAAAAACTATGTATTGGGTTTTATCATTCTCAATTCCCCACTGGTTTATTCAGGCAATCGGAACCAATACTTTTTTCAGGATTATAAACCAGAAAAAAGAAAATTGGTGGAATTGCTCAATAACTATTTCATATCAGGATCGGTAATTGTGCCGACGCAGAGTTTCGGCAAATTCCTATTGGGCGGAAAACTGATGGCACTGATTTGTGTTTCTCAAGAAGTATTGGATATTTGGGATGCTGCTTACGGCGACAAAAGCAAAGCGCTGATTTTCGAAACGACGTCGCTCTACGCAGATTTCAAAGAAAATTCCGTGTCGATGTATGATGGGTTGGATAAATACTTGAAAAAAATAGGAATAACGGACTCGACGAAAGTATTACTGCATTTACCAAAGGGGATTTCACAAAAAATAAACAAAATCGTATCGACCTTTTATCAGGAATGGTATAAAAAAACAATCGAAACTGTGGCCGTAGCAAACGCACCGAAACAGAAGATTTATAAGAAATTTATTCAGGACGAATTCTTACCGTATTTCAAAACGCATGATCCCGATAAATATATATTGATAAAGAGCAGACTGAAAAACAATGAATGGAGTGCGCATAGTCGTAAGAATTCCTACGTGTTCCTGCCCTATACGAAGGAGCAAACAATCGCAGTTTTATCGGGTAAAATGACAATTGGTGATTTGAAAAAACTGCCAAAAAGGGTAGATAATAGTTTACAAGCAACCGTGGGTTTTTGGCGAAACAAAGCGTCAAACCGCTTGGAAAAGAAAAAGGACGAAATCAAACAAGTATTGGAAAGTGGTAATTGGGGTGAATATTATACGCGCAAAGAAATGCGAGATGGCCCGAAATTTGAAATAGTGAGGTAAAAATGGGAATTTATAATAACGTCAATTTTGAAATGAATTGTCCTGAATGCGACGCAATGATTACACAATTCCAGACCAAAGAGGGCGAAGGAATTTTTGATACTGTCGAGTTCCATACGATCAATAATTTTCATGCTATTTGCCCCCGTTGTCAAGCGTTGATCGAATTTTATTATTCGCCGGAAACAAAAGAAAGAAAAATAGACGATTACAAAATGAGGATTATCAAGGGGATTTTTCGTGAAAACAATAAATAATAGTGAAGGACAGGGATCATTACCTTTTCAAAATGCTTACCCCATTTTGGATTACTTCACTAATACATTTGGCTTGGGTAAGGAGTTGGAAATGGAACCAAAAGACGGAACAATCTACATAGCGACTAATTTGCTAAATGGAAAACAATACGTTGGACAAACAATAAAACCCCTAAAAACAAGAATAAGTTCGCATACTCATGCTGATAGATGTAAACTTATTTATAGGGCGATCAAAAAATATGGTATTGAAAACTTCAAATGGATTTCTTTTTCATGCCCCATTCAAGAAATGGATTGGCAAGAGGTTTTTTTGATAAAAGAAATGAATACAATGGAACCAAATGGATATAATTTGGATAGTGGGGGAAATAAACAAAAACAACGTAGCGGATCGACAAAACAACTAATAGCAGAAAAAGCAAAAGAACGATACAAAAACAAAGAAAACCATCCTAATTTTGGAAAACTAGACCCACAACTAAGTGAGAGAAATAAAAAACGATGGGAAAATATAGAAAATAGAAAAAAACAAGCTGAAATAAGAAAAGTATATGTAGAGACGCATCCAAAAGAAATGAAAGAAGCACAAGAAAAAAGAAAACAATATTGGGAAAATCACCCAAAAGAATACAAAATAGTCAAAGAAAAAATATCGAGAACGTTGTGTGGAAAAACAAAAGGCATTCTAAAAACAGAAGAACACAAAAGAAAAATATCAGATGCGTTGAGGGGAAAACCAAAAACAAAAGAACACAAAAAAAACTTATCAAAAGCAAGACCTGAGAAAAAAGAAAATGCAACAGATTGACTCGCCTTTCAAGTTTATAGATTACATCAGAACCAGAACACCGTTGACAACAGATCAACTTTCTGCTTTTCAGCCCTATCTTATGAACCGCGCATATTATTACGCAGGTAAAGAACAACACGCCAACCTGATGAATGTTTTGTGGCGCCTGCCGAAGGAATTACAGTATCGATTGTATTGTATCTTTTTTGCGGGTTTTTATCCACGCGGCTGGATCAAGTCGAACAAGCAGAAGGAACCTGACAAATTGGAAGTGGAATATTTAAAAAAGAAATATTGTGTAAGTTCGAAAGTGGCTAGAGAATACGCAGTGTTTTTATCCGTTGATGAAAAGAAAGAAATCAAGAAGAGGTTTGAATGATCCCAGGTAATTGTCCTGAAACAGATAAAGAAAGACTGAAAGCGACCTTGCAAGGATATTGCAAAGGGTCTTGGATCATCGAAACTCATCCTGAAATGGAGGCAAGGGTTCTCGAACCATGCGTCCAATGCACGTATTTCAAAAAGGAATTATTGGAAATGGGTTATTTATATTCAATGGATAATGGATTGATAAAAATACAATAGGAGGTAATATGAAAATAAAAGAGTGTCCGCTTTGCGACAAAGAGAGATTGAGATTGGTATTGAGTAAAAAAGCAGGCGATTGTCCTGGCTGTTTTGAAAAGAACAATAAAGACGAAATTATATTGAAGAAACCGTGCGGTAAGTGTAAATATCGGGATGGCAATATTTCGATTACCAAAGGCGTACCGTGGCCTTATTTACCGTATGTTCCTGCCGCGCCAACACAACCGTCGCCGTGGTGTCCTTCTACGGCACCGGGGCCGGGAACCGCAGGAAGTTCCCCTTATAAACTGACCACGACGACCGGAACATCATACTGGACTTATTACACTAACAACACAGCAGGAAGTAGCGCATCAACAAGTTGTTATCCATCGGCCGATTCACAAATAAGCGCGGGATTCAATTATCAACAACAAGCACTAATGAATGCACCTTTTGATTTTGGAACGAAATAAAATGGCTAAAAAGAAAGAAATAGAATACAGCGATCAATGTTTATTGTTGGAAAACGTATTCGGCACAAAAGAAAAAAGCATATTCAAATTGAACGGGATGTGTTGGATGTTGGAAAAATTTTCGTTGTTTCGCAAGACGTGTGAGGGGTGTTATTATTTCAAAAATATTCCACCGAAAAGTTATGTTTGCAACAAATTTCATTGTTCATTGACAAAAGTGGAAAGTGAGTAAGCATATCATATTTGTTTCTTCGAAAGAGGAATACCCGAAGAACGACGAATTTATCAAAACAAAACTGCTGAAGAGGTTTACTTCAAAAATTTACGATCATATTTTTGAGGAAGACGCTCACGGATTGGACGCCAACTTGGTCGTTTTATTCGGCGAGGAATTGTTATGGAAGAAATTTCCCGATAAACAATTCGGTAAGTTTTTCAAGGATGAAGACGGCCAGATTTTTACGACCATCGAGAATTACAAGAAATACGATAAACAAGAAAAGAAAGAAGCGAATACAAAAATAAAAGAACTGCGAGAAAAATTCAATACCTATTTTTCCCATTTCGCACTCGTAAGAGTTACCGACAACGCGTATTATTACAGAAATATTGATTTTGTAAAAGTAAAAGCGCGTAATACTTTTCGTGCTGATTTCAAATTTATTGAAGACGATAAGGGAGAGTTCGAGTCTTATGACGGCAAGAAACTGAAAAAAGTATCAAGAGATTTCCAGACTTTCTCGCCGACTTACGAGGAACACTTACGTTCGAAAGATTTGTTTTATTA